TATGTGCCGTTTTTAATGGTGTACCCGATGGGCGGAGCATTCACAGCCTTTCCACGGCTGAGTTTTTCCAGCATACCACGCTTGACCTCTTCGGCAAGATTTATGCTGTAATACTCGTCCATAGCCTCTATCATAGCCTCGATAAGCACAGACATTTTATCGTCGCCGACGTTCTCGGAGATAGAAATAACGTCGATACCCAGCTTGCGGAGCATGGATTTGTAAACGATACTGTCCTCACGGTTTCGGGCGAAACGGGAGAATTTCCACAGCAGGATAGCGTCGAAAGGCTTAGGTTTGAGCTTTGCCGTACCTATCATCTGATTAAAGCCTGGGCGCTTTGCAGTAGTCCTGCCAGAAATGCCGTCGTCGTGAAAAATGAACTCATCGGGGAGGATATAGCCGTTTTTCTTAGCGTACTCACGGATAAGTCTGACCTGCGAATCGGGTGAAAGTTCGGTCTGCTCCTCAGTAGACACACGGATATAAGCTGCAGCGATCTTCATGATTTGACCTCCTGTTCTTGACATATATTATAATATGCGGTATAATAAAAGGGCAGAATTCGCCCTTGCGTGGTTGTTGGGGTCGGTTCGATGCCCTCTGTGGAGTTGCCGCTCCGCAGAGGGCATTTATTTATTGTTATTTATCGCCTTTACAAACATTTCTACTAATTCTTTAATGCCATCTTTCGTTATATTAAGCGTAGATGTGCTTTCAATATCAGTAAGTCCGAGTAAATAATCGGTTGAAACGTTAAGAGTTTTTGAAATGTTAATCAAAGTGTTTAAGTTGGGTTCTCTATCTCCTCGTTCGTACAAACTGATAGAACTTGAAGAAATGTTAATCTTTTGCGCCAATTCCTCTTGTGTCAATTCTCTTTTTAATCGTATTTCTTTTAATCTTTCATTGAAATTCATATGGTTTTCCCACCTTTTCATTTTGTAAACTTTCTTTTCAATGTGATATTTTTTGTTGACAATTCGTTGGCTTTTGTATATAATATAGTTAAGGAGATAGATCCCCACCTGCTGGTCAGGGTCGCATATTCATATGTGATAGCTCATCTACCATGTGTAGAAAGAGAAACTGATTACGTCTTACCTCAAACAGTAAGGCGTTTTTTGTTTTTTGCTTTTATAATCATTTATTTCAAAATTTTTATGCAATCTATCTAATTTATGATTAGTAATAAAAAGCCAGTAATTCTTCCTTTTTTCTATAATTAAAAGCTGAGAATATTTTACATGGAGAAACTTTCTTCTGTAAGTTTTCTTATATGGATAATCCCAAATATATATTCCTTTGCAGTCAGGCTTATGTGGAATTGTGTGGCATGGACTATTAAGTAATAAGTCTTTCCCCCACAGTAATCTTCGTGCACGGATTTCATCTATTACATATTCGCCAATGTGTCCTTTTTGGTGTGTATCTGAAATAAAGTGCCAAAATGTTTCTTCCTTGCCATTATATAAAGGATCTTTTCTTGTAAAAACAGGCAATCCTTCATATGTAATTTTTGCGTTTTTATATTCCATACAGAATATGTTATAAAGTTCATTTTCGCATTCGGCGGTGAAAACTGGATATTCTAACTGTAGCAACGGAGATAATTTATCGCATTCCTTATACATCAAAGCTACGTCCCTTCCATTTAAGTATATTGAATTTTAACGTGTAATTTGTATTAGTAAGTTTTATATTTAATTCGTTTTCAAGTTTTGAGATCAATGCTAACTTTGCCGTATTAGTGTTTAAACCACGATTTGCATAAGTTACTAAGCCTATTAATAAGTCAGAAAGTTGCATTATAAAACTTTCCTTAGAATTTATCGGTTGTGAATTAAAACGTGTATCACTATTATGATACAGTTTTGTGAGGTTTAAGTATTTCTTAACTTTTTGAGAACGATGATAACTGTCCTTATCCTTAAAATCCAGATATATATTATTTGTATTATCCAGTAATATACCATGTTTAAACAGTAAATAAATCATCTTATAGTAAAACGTATCATGAGTTTGATTAAACTCTGCATGCTGTAATTGGGTTTTATCAATTACAATAGCTCTAAAATTTAGTTCGTTACAGTTAATAAAAAAATTAATCAGATCCATATAGAAGTCAAGTTTCCCTTTAGAGACTTTTGTTGATTTAATTTCTGTAGAAGTAGGAATTTTATGCTTTTGCTTTATTGCCTTTATTTGTTTTGAGATGTATTTTACTTTTTCTTTTTGGCAATATAGCGTTCCTAAAACCATAAAATTACTATCATCATTAAGTAAATGACACGATTCATCACAATAATAATTCATTATTTTCCTCCTAAAAGCCACAACTTCGACAAATATAAACTTTTTATTACAAAACTTTACATAGTCGGGAGTTAGTGCTATAATGTATTTACACCCACGCAGGAGAGATCTTGTGTGCTTACCCCTTGTCGGTATTCGCAGTACCGGCAGGGGGATTTTTTGTTATTTCTTTGGGTGTTTATCTTTCCACATCTGTAAAGCTATTTTAGCATAATGTTTTACATCTTTTAAAACTGATTTATCAATATTTGTTTCATTAAATAGATATTTTTCTACAATTTCGATAGTAATTTCTTCAGATGCTCTGCCGTCATAGCTTAATCCGTCTACCATAAATTCAGTCATATCTGCACCGACCAAATTCGCTAATTGTTCAATATAATTGAAATAGGATGAGCTTTTCCCCTCTTTCCAAGCCGTTACTTCGCTTTCATTTATGCCTAAATAATTAGCAATTGTCTTATCTGATATATTTTGTTTGTAGAAGTAAACCATTAATTTATTAATTACATATTCGTCTTGTTCTTTACTGCTAAATAAATATGCAAGAGAGGCATTATGCTCATTTGAGAATTGAGTCATTTGTTCAACTTTTGAACGAAATTGTTTCCAATAGAATTCTCCAAGAGAAAGATTAAATGCTTTTGCAATTTTGTTAAGATCTTCGAGCGGTGGTTGTTGCTCGTCGTTTTCATAGCTTTTTAAATCAGAAACTGATATATTGGTTTTTTTTGACAACGTTTCTATGTCATATCCTTTAGATTCACGTACTTCTTTTATTCGATGACCATACTGTGGTTCATCCCAGCCCATAAGATGTGCTGGTGTTGTGTCAAGTGCATTAGCTAATGCAACGATCATTGTTTGTGGAGCGTCCCTCTCACCGGCTTCTATTTTTGCTATTGTTGAGCGTGATTTATAACCTGCTTTTTTTGCAAGTTCTTCTTGCGTCATACCTTTTTCCGTTCTTATTCTATAAATTCGTTCTCCAAAAGTCATATTAAAAAGCACCTCCGTGTTTATTATGTTCATTATAACACTTTGTATCCATATTGTCAACAATAGTTGCTTTGCATTCGTGACAAAAAGTCAACAAAAAATACCGCTATATTTTGTGCAAAACGCAGAAATAGAAAAAATCCATATATTATGTGTTGACAAAAAGTCACACTTATGCTATGATAATTACGTTGACTGATAGTCAACAACAATGAGAGAGGAGGTGTATTTTATGACTGATAGTAAGCTTCTTGAAGATCATATTGCAAATTGCGGTTACACAAAAGCGAGAATAGCACAGCTTTTGGGGCTGTCAAGGCAGGGGCTTTGGAAGAAGATACATAATCGTTCTGAATTTAAGCAATCAGAGATCCAAAAACTCAGAAAACTGCTTAATCTTAATTTTGAGGACGAAAAGGCTATTTTTTTTTGCAAACAATGTTGGCAAATAGGAAACATAACGAAAGGACAGATGACTAATGAATGAACTAATTAAAATCAGCTATGAAAACGCAGAACGCCCAACAGTATCGGGCAGGGAACTACACGAGGCACTTGAAGTCAAGACCGCTTATAAAGACTGGTTTCCAAGAATGTGTGAATACGGATTTACAGAGGGTGAGGACTTCAACCCGCTCAAAAATGAGCAGGTTCGTACTGAGGGTAACAGGCAAGTAAGTCGTGAACTCACCGACCATCAGCTTACAATCCCAATGGCAAAAGAGATCTGTATGTTGCAGAGAAGTGAAAAAGGAAAGCAGTTCCGTCAGTACTTCATAAGAGTTGAAGAAGCGTGGAACAGTCCTGAAATGATCATGAAAAGGGCTTTGGAAATTGCTAATGAAAAGGTGAAAGCTTTGCAGGTGAGTGTTTCACAGCTCACTGTTGATAAACAGGTAATGCAGCCAAAAGCGGATTACTTTGATGAACTAGTGGATAGAAAACTGCTGACGGGAATCAGAGAAACAGCTAAGGAACTTAAAGTCAAGCAAAATACATTTGTAAATTTCCTGCTTGATAAAAAGTATCTTTACAGAGATAAAAAGGGCAAGCTTATGCCGTATGCAAAGCCTATGGAGAACGGCTTGTTTGAAGTCAAGGAGTTTTCTAATGAGAAAACAGGTTTTTCAAGCACGCAGGTGTTTATTACTCCTAAAGGAAAAGAAACGTTCAGGCTGTTATTACTATAATGTCAATAGCTAACAGTACAATTAAACGGACAGGAAGGAGAGAGGGTGAGAAAATGTGGCAGCTAATGCAGTGTATGTTGTTGTGTTTGGTTTATTAGCCGTAGGTATCCTATCAGATTGTGATTTTGACAGTGCTGCGGACTACATAATGTTCATTTTGTCATTGGTATTATGCCAAATAAACCTAGTATCAATATTAATGTTGTGATAAGTATAATCAGTATTACAAAAGCTAGGACGGATTGTAATAATGCGATGCCCGTTGATTTTAATATGAAAGATATTTTACCATGTCTATCGTACCAATTATGCTGATAACGATAGTATATATCGATCTTCGGAATACCGACATATTTGCAAAGCTTATTGTAAGAAGATAAGAACCTGTTACAAAATATTTCATAATATTTTTTCTTTTTTTGCTCACTGCAGTTAAGGAAAAGTTCAAAATCACCATAAACATCGTTGCCAACAAATGCACGGTTGTTTTCAATTATTTTGGCAGCCTGCTTTATAATAAGATGAAAATCCTCTGTGTCTTGATAAGAATACAAGCGGTTTTTCAAAAGTTTAAGCAGTGGTTCATAAACAATGAGTAATCTGTCTTTTGATATGTCCTTTTTCTGAACCACACATCTATAATACCAGAATGAAATGATTATAGTGAGAATCGGACAAATGATAGTAATAAAGTTATGAAAATTTTCCATGAGTAAAAACTTCCTTTCGTATAATTTTCTACATTATACCACAAGAAGAAATAATTTTCAATAAGTGCAAGATCAAAAAGCACATAGTACAACCCCGACCGCCCATAAAAATAAACAGGAGGTGAGAATATGGGAAGAGGCAGACCTATAAAAGTGGTGAATATGGTGTCCCTCAACGGACCCGACGGCGAATATAGACCGCTGGAGGAGCTGACCGATGAAGAGCTTAAATACTTCCGCTCAAAAATGAGCGAAAAGGTGAGCAAGTTCCTTTCGGATTATTACACTCAGCACCCCGACGAGTTTGAGATACTCTGCAGTAAGCTTGACAACACCACAGCCTAGAACACGGAACACCAAAACAAAGGACGTTAAAATGAAAGGAGCCAAACCCCATGATACTGAGCGACAGCGCATTTTTCCTGGCAATGCTGATAATATCAGTGCTTTTGCTGTGGGTATGCTGGGTCTATGACTGGGCTAAATACGAGGCAGAGCAAAACGAGCGCAAGCGGCTTGCGGCGGAAAATGAGCAGCTAAAACAGGAGCGTGACCGACTGACGGACAAGCTGTCACATTCATACGGAGAGGTGACGTGTATGGTCAGAGGAAAGATGTATAAGGAATGACAGCAACGATAATAACAGTTGTTGTGACAAGCCTTGCGTACAACGTTATCAAGGACATCATAAAAGGGAGGATAAAAAATGCTTGTACTCACAGGAATAGCAATAGTCGCAGCAGCGGCAGTAATAGTGATGTTTGTCGGCGCACACGCTGACGATGATGATGACAATGACAAGGAGGATAAAGATGGATAAGAAATTCACGGACGAGGAAATCGTAGAGGCGGCACTTTGCTGCACAGTAAAGAGTTGCGAAACCTGTCCACTTAGAGAACTAGGAGCAGGATTTAAAGAATGTGTCATAAAATTTTCAGAATACATAGCAAACAACACAAAAAATGAGCCTGCACCTGCTGCAACAGGCACAAGCTCGGAGGTATCGACTAACGATACACATAATTTAACACACATTGATGATAGCACAAAAGAGCAGATTTGTCAAGCGTATGATACCGCTGACGAAGCCTGCACAGATATACTTACTATCTATGAAGGAATGTCACCACAAGAGCAGAGAGCCTTTGATATTGGCGAGGTGTACGGAAAAATATTCAGTACAAGGAATAAACTCGAAGAGCTGAGAGGAGCGAACTGAAATGTCAGTAAAAATAAACTCACTTGAATTTGAAAACGTAAAGAAGATAAAAGCCGTGCAGCTGGAGCCTGCAAAGAATGGGCTTACTGTTATCGGCGGAAAGAACAGACAGGGCAAGACCTCTGTGCTGGATTCTATCGCATGGGCGCTGGGCGGAGATAAGTACAAGCCGTCCTCTCCTCAGCGTGAGGGGTCAGTTGTCGAGCCGCATTTGAAGATCACCCTCGACAATGGTATCGTGGCGGAGCGTTCAGGAAAGAACAGCTCACTCAAAGTCACGGACAGCACAGGCAAGAAAGGCGGTCAGCAGCTCCTCAACAGCTTTGTGGAACAGTTCGCTCTCGACCTGCCTAAATTTATGAACCAGTCAAGCAAGGAAAAGGCTGCCACGCTGCTAAAAATAATAGGCGTGGGCGATACCCTCTATCAGCTTGAAAATAAGGAGCATACTCTTTACGATCAGCGCACAGCTGTGGGCAGGATAGCAGACCAAAAATCGAAGTTCGCTAAGGAAATGCCTGTGTATGCAAATGTTCCTGCCGAGCCTGTTTCAGCCTCGGAGCTTATCAGACAGCAGCAGGATATACTTGCACGAAACGGCGAAAACAGGCGCAAGCGTGAGCAGAGGGACTATTACAAGCAGCAGCTTGACCTTGCAAAGACCGCATACGAACAGGCTAAGGCGAGGTTTGAAGCCGCAGAAAACAACTTTAAGCTTGCAAGCATAGACGCTGATGACCTCTTGGACGAAAGCACAGCGGAGCTTGAAAAGAATATCGCAGAGATAGAGGAACTTAACAAGAAGATAAGAGCGAACCTCGACAGGGAAAAAGCGGAGATAGACGCTGAGGACTACCGCTCACAGTATACATATCTTACCGAGCAGATAGAGGACATAAGACAGGCTAAAACAGATCTGCTCAAAAATGCCGACCTGCCCCTTGAGGGACTCTCCGTTGAAGAGGGCGAACTGCTGTATAACGGTCACAAGTGGGACAGCATGAGCGGCGCAGAACAGCTTATCGTTGCGACCTCTATCGTGAGAAAGCTTAACCCGAACTGCGGTTTTGTGCTGCTGGACAAGCTGGAGCAGATGGACAGCGACACGCTTAATGATTTCGGCAAATGGCTTGAAATACAGGGCTTGCAGGCGATAGCCACAAGAGTTTCCACAGGTGACGAATGCAGTATCATAATCGAGGACGGCACAGCCGTCGCAGAAGAACATATACATACAGAATCTAAGACTTGGAAAGCAGGTGCATTTTAATGGCATACGAGATAATATCGGGAGTAGTAAACTCCGCACAGAAAGTCGTGATATACGGACCTGAGGGCATAGGAAAATCTACCTTTGCGGCTCAGTTTCCCGACCCTCTTTTCATCGACACTGAGGGCAGCACAAACAAGCTGAGTATAAGACGTTTTCCTAAGCCGACAAGCTGGGAAATGCTCAAAAACGAGGTAAAGGAGGCTATGAGCGGCAGGCTATGCAAGACCCTTGTCATTGATACATTTGACTGGGCGGAGCAGCTTTGCATAGACGCTATCTGCTCGGCACATCAGAAGAAAGGCATTGAAGATTTCGGCTACGGCAACGGCTATGTTTACGAGAAAGAGGAAATAGGCAAGTTCCTTAATCTCTTGCAGGAGGCAGTTGACAGCGGTATCAACGTTGTGCTTACGGCTCACGCTCAGATGAGAAAGTTTGAACAGCCTGACGAGCTGGGCGCTTATGACCGTTGGGAGTTAAAGCTCGGCAAGAAAACTTCTTCTCAGATATCACCTCTTGTGAAAGAGTGGGCAGATATGGTGCTTTTTGCAAATTACAAGACCTATGCCGTTGCTGTGGATAAGGACGGCAAGAAGTTCAAGGCTCAGGGCGGCGACCGTGTTATGTACACCACACATCACCCTTGCTGGGACGCTAAGAACCGTGACGGACTTCCGCCCGAAATGCCCTTTGAATACAGCGGCATAGCTCACCTGTTCACTTTCAGTGGGCAACACAGCAACAGTTCCGTTACAGTTGCTGCCGCAGTAGCTGTTGAAGATACCACGAAAGTTCAGACAGCACCGAAAGCGGCTGAACCAAAAGCGACAGAGCCAAAAGCGACTGAGCCGAAAGCGACAGAGCCGAAAGCGACGGAGTCGCTTACAGATCTCAGCGGTTTTGAGGACGTTACACCGCCGCCGATAGTTATCCCTGAGGGTATACCGAAAGCACTTGCGGACCTTATGAGAGCCAACAACGTAAGCGAATCGGATATACGTCTTGTGGTATCTCAGAGAAACTATTTTCCTTATGATACCCCTATTACAAACTATCCTGACGACTTCGTACAGGGCTGTCTGATAGGCGCATGGGAAACAGTATATTCAATGATAAAAGAAAATCAAAAAGTCCCCTTTTAGTCCTCCCGGACGGGGTAATTCGGGACACTCGTAAACTCGCTGTCTGCTATTCGGTCTTTTACTTTTGCGCTCGGAAGAAACGGAGATATGGCTTTTAATAAAACCCACTTTGATAAGGTCTTGTAATGGCTTTAGAAAGTTTGCGTAGGGGCGACCTGTGGTCGCCTGCATATTCCGTACTTTGACTGTACTCTGGCTGTGCTTTGACTGCACTGGCTTATGCCGCTGCGAACTTAGACGAAAAGCTTTGATACATACGATTTTTTAACAGGATAAATAAAGAAAAGGAGAGAAGGATCATGGATAATTTTATTGAATACGGCTGGGAAGATGAGATAGTCAATGAGGGCGGTGACTTTGTCTTGCTCCCTGAGGGGGACTATGATTTCACCGTAACAAAGGTCGAAAGAGCAAGGCACAACGGCTCTGAAAAAGTTCCGCCCTGCAATATGGCAAAGGTCACATTCACCATATGGGGCGCAGAGGACAGCGTGGAGATAACGGAAAACTTCTTCCTCTGCAATAAGTTTGAATGGAAGCTCTCGCAGCTTTTCCTTGCGGTAGGACTTAAAAAGCACGGCGAGCCGCTGAGAATGAACTGGGGCGCTGTTATGGGCAAGAAAGGAAAGTGCCACGTTTATGTTGACAATTACAAGAACAAAAACGGCGAGGACAGGCAGTCCAACAAGATAAAAAAGCTCTATGCCTATGACGAGAACGTAACTACCGTTCAGCCTGCAAAACAGACACAGCCTGCACCGCAGCAGTATAGTCAGCCTGCTCAGACAGGCGGCTGGAAAGCGGGTGCGTTCTGATGATGACTTTAAGACCATATCAGAATGAGGCAAAACAGGCTGTGCTTGAACAGTGGTCTGAGGGAATAAATAAGGTCCTTACAGTTCTCCCCACAGGTACGGGAAAGACAATACTTTTCTCGGCTGTTACGGAGGAATGTGTGCGGCAGGGTAAGCGTGTGCTTATCCTTGCCCACAGGGGCGAGCTGCTCGACCAGGCGGCGGACAAGCTTATGAAGTCAACGGGGCTTGGCTGTGCCACCGAAAAAGCAGAGCAGAGCTGTTTAGGCTCTTGGTATCGTGTGGTGGTCGGCTCTGTTCAGACACTTATGCGTGAGAAAAGGCTCAGAGGCTTTTCGGAGAATTACTTCAACACCATTATCATCGACGAGGCTCATCACGCTATCTCCGACAGCTATCAGAGGGTGCTTGACCATTTCCCTAAGGCTCAGGTGCTTGGGGTGACGGCTACCCCTGACAGGGGGGATATGAAGAACTTAGGCTCGGTATTTGACAGCCTTGCATATGAATACACTCTGCCGCAGGCTATCAAAGAGGGCTATCTCTCACCTATCAAGGCTATCACCATACCGCTGAAGCTTGACCTTTCGGGAGTATCGACGCAGGCGGGCGATTTCAAGGCAAGCGACATCGACACGGCACTTGACCCGTATCTTTATCAGATAGCGGACGAGATGCTCAAATACTGCAAGGAACGCAAGACCGTTGTGTTCCTGCCGCTGGTCAAGACATCTCAGAAGTTCCGTGATATCCTTATCAGCAAAGGTTTCAATGCCGCTGAGGTCAACGGAGAAAGCGCCGACAGAGCAGAGATACTGGAGGCTTTCGACAAGGGCGAATACAACGTGCTTTGCAACTCAATGCTGCTGACGGAGGGGTGGGACTGCCCGTCTGTGGACTGCGTTATCGTGCTAAGACCAACAAAGGTAAGAGGTCTTTACTGTCAAATGGTCGGCAGAGGTACAAGGCTCTGTGAGGGAAAGACGGAGCTTTTGCTGCTGGACTTTTTGTGGCATACAGAGCGTCACGAGCTTTGCAGACCTGCGCACCTTATCTGTCAGAACGAAGAGGTCGCCGAGAAGATGACAGAGAACCTTGCCAATGAGGCAGGCTGTGCGGTGGATATCGAAGAGGCAGAAAAACAGGCGAGCGAGGACGTTGTGGCACAGCGTGAGGAGGCTCTCGCAAAGCAGCTCAAAGAGATGAAAACACGCAGGCGAAAGCTTGTCGATCCTTTGCAGTACGAGATGTCCATACAGGCTGAGGACTTATCCTCTTACGTTCCTGCCTTCGGCTGGGAGTGTGCGCCTGCTACCGACAAGCAGAAAGCAAAGCTTGAAAAGCTGGGCATTTTCCCCGACGAGATAGACAACGCAGGCAAGGCAAAGCTTATCCTTGACCGACTTGAAAAGCGCCGCAGTGCAGGACTTACCACACCTAAGCAGATAAGGCTGCTTGAAAGCAAAGGCTTTTCTCACGTTGGCTCTTGGAGCTTTGACGCAGCAAGCAATATGATAGCCCGTATCTCTGCCAACAGCTGGAGAGTGCCGAGAGATATCGACCCGAAAACATACACACCCTTTTAGCCCTCGGGCGGGCGGCTCGGTTCGTGACGCTCGGTCCTCACCGGACGGGGTAATTCGGGACACTCGCAAGCTCGCTGTCTGCTGTCGGGGCTTTTACTTTTGCACTCGGAAGAAACGGAGATATGACTTTTCATAAGACAAGGTTTGCGTAGGGGCGACCTGTGGTCGCCCGTGACAATAAAATTTCGCCTGTGACAATAAAATTAAGGAGTGAACAAAATGGACAACACAGATCTTTTGAAAATACTTTCATACATAGACCCTGCAAGCTGTGATTATCAGGAATGGGTCAATGTGGGAATGGCTCTCAAATATGAGGGATATTCCGTCAATGACTGGGACAGCTGGTCAAGATCAGACAGTCGTTATCACAGCGGTGAGTGCGAACACAAGTGGCAAGGCTTTAACGGCAATGCTCAGCCCGTGACCGCAGGGACTATCGTGCAAATGGCAAAGGAAAGAGGATACAGCCCCCATGAGTTTCAGGCATACGACTGGGACGGCGAGATAGTCGCAGAGGAAAGCAGCCCGCTTGTAAACGGCGGTGAGGGCATACCTATCATCGAGCCTGCCGACTGGGATCCTGTCAAGGAGATAGTCACATATCTTGAAACGCTTTTCGAGGCAGGCGAGAATGTCGGCTACGTTACAGAAACGTGGGAGACCGAAAAGGACGGCAAGAGAAAATATCTTCCCACAAAGGGAGCCTGTGACCGCACCGCAGGGGAACTTATCGCTCAGCTGAACAGCTGCAAGGGCGATATAGGCGCTGTCCTTGGTGATTACAAGGAGGAAGCCGGAGCGTGGATACGCTTCAATCCTCTTGACGGCAAAGGGGTAAAGAACGAGAACGTGACCGACTTCCGCTATGCACTTGTGGAATCGGACAGTATGCCGATAGAACAGCAGAACGCTGTAATGCGAGAGCTTGAACTTCCTATCGCCGTGCTTGTATACAGCGGCGGAAAGAGCGTCCACGCTATCGTCAGGATAGACGCTCCGAACTACGAGGAATACCGCAGGCGAGTAGATTTTCTCTACAAGGTGTGCAGGGAGAGCGGACT